GGATGCGGTTCATCCGCGCTTCATAGTCGCTAATGAGCGTGGACACCGACTGCATGGCCGCCCCGATGCCGAGCCACCCGGCGGCCATGCCCCGCAGATTCGCCAGTCCCATCCCCGTGGCGGCGGCCATGTCCCGAGAGCTTTTGGCCACCGCCGCGGCCGGCGCCTCCATCCCCTTGAGGGACCGCTCCTGCTCTTTCGTCAGGGCCGGGAGGGCCCGCATTTCGATCGCCGCTTCCCGCAGCAGGGCGACTTCCTTTTCCGCCAGCGGCGCGCGGCGGCTGGCGGCGTAGTGGTCGAGGCGCCGCTGGCCGATCTCGTTCAGCCGCTGCGCTTCGATGGCCCGCAGCCGGCTCTGGGCCTGCGCCTCCTGCTCAATCTGCTGCAATCGCGACTTGAGCCGCCGCTCGTCCCCGGCCGCCATCGCGGCGCGGATTTGATCGAGGCTCTTGGCCTGCTCGGCCAGCTCCTTCATCGCGGCCGCCACGCCCTTGGTCGAGCGGACCGTCTTCTGCATCCCCTCGTCGGCGCGCTGTTCGGCCCGGATGACCTGCTCTAGCCCGACCAGGGCCTTGGCCACTTCCAGCGAGAGCTCAAGTCGAATGTCACCGGACATGCACTACTCGGGGTGGACGTGCTGGATTTTCACCACTTCGCGATCGCCCAGCCCCAGCGACAGGGCGATCAGGTCGACGAGGGTAGGGCGGTAGTTTCCTCCGCAGCCGCGGGCCCACTGGCAGAATCGGAGCCAGCCGTAGCTGCCGACCCACGCTGCAGCATTTTTTTTTGAAACAGCTCTTCCGCCACCGGCCACTGCACGAGCGCATCGAGTACGGCGATGGCGTGTTCGCGGGTAACGCAGCCCAGCAGCGACAACTCGGCCTCATTGACCAGGTAGTTGGCCGACAGGGCCTGCGCCGCCGCGCGGAGCGCGTTGAACGTCGCCTGGCCGATCTTGGCGTCATAGAACCGCACCGACAGGTCCCACAGCCACTTGAGCGCCGGCGTCACGTCCCCCAGCATCCATTCGCCGTCGTCGTTCAGCCGGGCCGTCCGCGGCAGATCCGTGGAATAGATCAGCCCCGGACCGTCGTCGTCGTGCCATTGCCGGGCAACCGGCACGTACCACACGCCGCCGTCGGCCAGCTCCACCGGCTGCCCGCCGAGGAAATTCCGCCGCTGCAGGCTGCCGACCGTGGGGGGCGAGGCGGAGTACATGCCGACCCACACCGCCGCGGCGCAGCCGGGGGGAGTCCACTTCTGCCACACCTGCAGAGCGGCCTCATACTTCACGTGCCCCGGCTCGACCCGGTCCGGATCGGCCACGATCCAGCCGTGCTTGCCGAAGACGTTTTGCACGCGACGGCCGATCGGCGGCCGCTCCAGTGCGTAACCGATCCCCAGCTCGCGGCACTTGGCCAGCAGGGGCTCGTCGTTCAGGTCGGGCAGGAAGTAGAGGAATCCGGGCATGGGTGGAATCAGGAATTAGGGATGAAAGGTTCAGCGTTCAGGAGTCTCTTCCGCGATGTCGGTCGGATCGTCGGGCTCCGCGTCGTCGTCATCGTCCGCCGGACTCCACAGCGCTTCGGCGGCGACGCGCCGCTGCTGGGCCGCCGCGTAATTCTCGAGGGCCTGCTGCCCGCCGGCCGCCGCCGCCTGATCGAGCGGCTTTTCCCGGCAGGCGGCCTCCGCTTCCGCCAGCGCCTGGCGATCGGCGATCTCGTCCATGACCAGGGCGACATACTCACCGCAGCCGGGGCGCGGCCGGTATTCCAGCAGCTGTTTCGTCTGCGGATGGATCACCGGCTCGGCCGCTGTGGCCAGCGCGGCAATCTCGTCCGCCGCCAGCGTCTGCAGGCAGTTTTCGGCCATGTTCCGCGAGTACCCGCGGCAGCAGACCAGGATCGCCGCCGCCTTTTGTTTCACGTCATCCATGGATGGACTCCTGAACCTTAGTAGGCTGTGGCCGTGTTCATCACGACCGGGTTATTCGTGCCGTCCCAGTTGATCGGGATCTCGATCGACACCGTCCCGGGAGCATTGCCGTCGGCTTCGAACACCGTCGGCACGACCGCCAGGCCGGCAAAGGTCGCTTTGACGTGCTCGGCCGTCCCCTGCGCGACGAATGTCCCGCCGGCCGCCCGCTTGCGGAAGATGATCGAGCTGTTGGCGTGGGTGCAGATCAGCCCGGTCAGGGGAATGCCAGTGGAATCCAGCCAGCGCTTCTTGACGCCGTCGAGGCGGATGCTCGGCAGCACACTTTGCACCCAGGAAAAACCATCCCAGATGTCGGAGTCGGCCCCTTCCGTCATGGCCTGGATCCCCAGGTTGATCGAGACGCGGCGGACCTGGTCGAAGACGATGCCGCCCAGCGTCACCGGGCCGATCGAGTACCGCAGGGCGTCGGTGATCGGCGTCGGCAGGGCCACATCCTTGGCAATCACGATCGGGTTATTGGTGCCGTCCCAGGTGGGCAGCAGGTCGTAGGCCAGCCGCGCGTCACCCTGATGCTCGCAGGTGATGGCCGAGGGGTAGGAATACCCTTCCTTCACGTTCCAGGAGTCGTGCGTCGACCCGCTGGTCCGCGTCCCCCCCTCGTTCACCTTCTGGGCGTAGAGGGTGACGCCCGTCTTGATCGTCGCTTGGACGTAGGTCCCCAACACCCCGCACGCATCGAGGCACGTTTTCAGGTCCAGCGACTCCCACAGCACGCTGAACTTCTGGCCGTACAGCGCGATGAAGCGGGCGAACGCTTCGCCGCTGGTCGGGATCGGCGAAATCTGGTGGTTGACGCGGAGGCCCTGGCGGACGATGGCCCCCATGTTCACCGGGCCAGCGCCGGATTCTGGATCGAACTTGACCGCATACCCTGTGTGGAGCTGGCCGATCATTGCGTGTTCCTCCTGAACCCTGAACCCTGAACTACACCAGAACCTCCGCCCCGAGCATCACGACCTGCGTCTGCCGGATCAGCTCGATCCGCTGCCGGAGAAAGCCGCTCGCCGCTTCCGACATTTCCGCCAACTCTTCGGGGATGACCGTCGTCAGCTCCTGCCGCATATCCGGCGAGTGGGGCCAGCGGCGGAAGTTGAGCGTGGGGGCGTTCATAATCACGTGGATTCGCACCATGCCGGCCCGGTAGGTGCTGCGGATGTTTTCGATCTCGGTCCGCCGCTCGCTGTCCCCCGTGTAGACCAGCGGCTTGGTGTGCCCGAACTTCCGCAGCTTCTGCCCGGTGTACGACCGCCGGAAACCCCTCTCGTAGCCGCTGCCCCGCTCCCCCTGGCGGAGCTGGTAGCCGTAGCGCGTCGTGGCCAGGTTGCGGAAGTGCAGCGGCCGGAACTTGCGGTGCCAGTATTGGCCGACGTATTGCCCCGCCTCGCGCGCGATCCGCTCCAAGTCGCGCCGCAGGATTCGCGGCGTGGCCCCGGTCTCGGTTTTTTTGACGACCAGTTCCATCAGGCCCGCGCTCCCCAGTCCACCCGCAGCAGCGCCAGCAGGAAGTCCCCCTGCGTGGCCTCCAGCTCCGGATCGCTTTGAAACAGCGTCAGCAGGGCTATCCGCTGGATGTCGAGGTAGCCCGCCTGGCTGGCCAGCGCCGCCACGTCCTTGGCCAGCGCCCCGAGCTGGTTTTTGAACGTCCGCATGTTCTCGTGCAGCTTCCGCTCCTGTTTGTCGGGCGTCCGCGGGACGTTCTTTTCGACTTCCACGATCAGCGAGCCGCTTTCGGGGAAAGTCAAAAAGCTCGTCCGCGTGTATTGCCAGCCTTCCCGCGGGTTGGTGCAAATGACGATGAACGGCCGGTACTCTTCCAGCTCAGCCTTTTCGTACTCATTGCTGGCCCGCGGCGGCGGCAGGCTGTCGAAGTGGATCCGTAGCAGGGCGTCGTTCGCACTAGCCACGCCGAGCAGCGCCTGACCGCCGGCCGACGCGGCAATCTGATCCGCCAGGTATTTCTCCGGCAGACTGATCGGACCCGTGGCAGCATCGAGCGGCATCGATCAACCTTGAACGTTGAACTCTGAACCGTGAACTTATTTCCCGCCCCGCGCCCCTTCCCGCGTCCGTTCCGTCAGTCCGATCCGCGTCCCCACGACGGTCACCAATCCCGAAGCGCTGGCCGCGATTTCGCGGACTTCATAGGTCCACGTCCGCTGCCAGCGGTCGGTGTACACGAGCTTGAGACCTTCCTGCGGCTGGCTGATCCCGCCGAACCGGCTGTCCGGATCGACGCACAGCGAAAAGGCCCGCTCGCGCGCCACCTGGCGGCCGTGCGCCGTCTCGCGCACGACCTGTTTTTCCTCGCCCACAATGCCCGTCACGACGCCGCCGGGGACCAGCTCCAGCCGCTCCCCGGTCGCGGCCAGGAGCGTGTCCGCTCCCGGCCCGGCCATCATTTCGGTAAACATCGACATGCTGGCTCACCCCCACCGCCCACCAGTCACCAGGCTTAGAACCCGATGTTGGTCAGCAGGTGGCCGAACTTCGGTTCGATCACGATCTCATCCACGTCGTGCCGGCAGCGGACGATGTCGCTCCGCACCGTTTCGTCGCGGTACGTTTCCATCGTCCCGCCGGGGGTGCTGCCGTCTTCCGACCAGTGGATCGTGCGGCCCACGCACGGCTCCTTGATGTTGTCGGTCGTCGCGATCCGGCAGATCATGGCGAAGCCGCCGCCCCAAATCTGGCCCGGGCTGGCCGCCTGGCCTTCGTTGGCGCTGTTCTTCGTCCCGCCGGCCACGAGCACGTAATCCAGATCGAACACTTCGCGGAGCTGCGCGACGGTGATGTCGCGGGCGCGGGTCGGGAAGCCGGCGCCGCTGCTCTGGATCGAATCCTTGACCTGCGTCACCACCCGCAGGCCGCGGAACACCTTGCGGTTGATGATCAGGCAGTTGGGCCACATGCCGGTGTTGTCGTAGACCTTACCGACCGCGGCGTTGACGTCGGTAATCGGGACCGCCGTGGCGGGCGTGGCCCAGGTCACCCCGACCGCCGTGGTCAGGCTGGCGCCGGTCCACGTGCCGGTGTTGAAGATCATCGCCGCGATCCGCTTCTCCGCTTCACGGAGGACCGTATCGCGGGCCAGGCCGGCCGAGATCATTTCGGCATTGAAATAGTCGTCGTACATCTTGGCGTCGCGATCGTCCACCGGCTCTTCGAAGCCGAATTCTTCCGTCGCGAACGAAACGTCGGTGAACGTCCAGTCGCCGCGGGGATAGCCGGACCGGCTGTTCCGCTTGACGTCGGCGTTCTTGAGAAGCTGCGCCAGCGGGATCCGGCCGAACTTGCCGGCCTCTCTGCTGGCGCCGATGATCGGCAGCGCCCGGTAGCCGATGAACCCCATCCGGTCCAGTTCGTTGTCGAAATCCATGAAGCTGCCGCCGAGATCCGGCCGCAGCGTCGCCAGGGTCGTGCTGGGAGTGGGCATGTCTGTCTCTCCGTTTCCCTACCGGACAGATCAGACGAATGTGAAAAACCCGGGCGGTTTGGTGGCCACCGCCCCGCCCAGGCGTCGGTAGGGCTGGTTTATCCGGCCGTGTCGCCGTGCTGGTTGTAGAGCACCTCGATCACGTCCCCGGCGGCCCCGGAGGCTTCGAGCACCGTCACGGCCTGGAACGCACCCACGGCCGTGGCGGCAATCCGGCCGGCCGCAGCGGTAAAGCCCGTGGCGTTGACCGCCAGGGCCACATTGGCGATCATGCGGTGCGTGCCGGGGGCGGTCCGCAGGCGGACGGTGATCCGCGCGCCGGCGGCAACGTCTTCCGTCGCCGTGCCGATGTCCTTGTCGGTCAGGCCGGCGACGTCGACCGTTTCCGCCGCGCTCATCTTCACGCGCTGGTATTTGGCGATCGCATTCGCGGCCTTGAACGTCGCGAAGCCGCCTTCGTGGTACTGACTCATGGTTTTGCTCCGTCAGGAGGTTTTTTGCTGGCTGGGAAAATGGAAAAGCGACGTGCTCCAGGTTCGGCTTACGACGCGCGGCGGCGCGGCTTGATGTTCTGGGCGTTGTAGGCGGCGACCATGGCGTCCCGCAGCTCCGGCTGCTTTTCGCAGACGCGGCGATGGGCCACGTGCTGCTCGCACTTGGTGCGGGCCATTTCGTCGGCCACCGCCGCTTCGAACTGATCGAGGGCGCTGCCGCCGGCCGCTTCGCCGTCCCGGCGGACCGTTTCGCTGGCCAGCTTGGGGACTCCCGGCTTGTTGGCCGCGGCCCGGGCCGACTCGGTTTCCTGGCGGGCCGCTTCCAGGGCGGTCTGCTGCTGCTCGATCCAGGCGTCTTTCGCCGCTTCGAGCGTGGCCCCCTTCTCCAGTTGCGCCAGGATGAACTTCTCGTCGCAGCCCTTGCAGGCGGCGCGAATCTGGCCGATCGTCGCGGCGGCCGGTTTCGTCGCGGCGGCCGGGGCAGTCGTTTCGCTGCTCATCGTCGATCCTTTCTTACTCGGCCTGGCCGAGACTTGGGCGAGCTGTTTGAGCGTGGCGTCCAGACTCTGGACGCCGTCCACCAGGCCCAGCTCTTTGGCCTTGGCGGCAATGTGGACTCTCCCGTCCGCGAGCGTGCGGACTTGCTCGAGCTTCATCCCGCGGCCGGCACTCACGCCGGAGAGGAACTGCTCGTTCAGATCGTTGATGATCGTCTGGTAGTGGGCCAGAAACTCGGCCGAGACTTCCGTCCCCGGTTCCCCCGCCCCCTTGAAGGCGCCGGCCCGCACGACGTGGACCTTGATCCCCTCTTTGGCCGCCATCCCCGACAGGTCCCGCACGACGCCGAACGTGCCGATCGAGCCGACCAGCCCCGTGTCATTGGCGAAGACGTGCGTAGCCTGGCTGGCGATCCAGTAGGCCGCGCTGGCCCCCAGGTCCTCGATGAAGGCGTAGACCGGCTTTTTCTTCCGCGCGGCGGCCACTTCATCGGCCAGCTCTTTCGTCCCGGCCACCGTGCCGCCGGGGGAGTCAATCACCAGGGCGATCGCCCCGACTTCGCTGTCGCCGACCGCCAGCCGCAGCTTGCGGCGGGCCAGCACCGTGCTCCCCGACTCATTGAAGCTGCTGGCCTGTTTGGTCAGCGTGCCGCGGAGATCGATGCGAGCAATACCCTCTTTGCTGACCGGGTACAGCGCGCCCTCCGCCGCTTGCTCGCGCGCCGCGGCGGCCTGCGGGCCGTGGATGTGCATTTCCAGCTGATTCAGCACGACCAGCTTCTGGCACCATTCGACTTGCGCCAGGAAAGCCCGCTCGTCCATGGCCCACACGCCCAGGAACTGGTCGAAGTGGGGCACGACGGCCCGCTGCTGGCGATCGACGCGAAGGTCAATGTCCATGGCTTACTTCTCCTGGTTGCCCGCGTCGTTCGCGGCCGGCTCGGGTTGCTCCTGCGCCGCGACCAGCGCCGCGGTCGTCTTCGATTCCCGGAAGCGGGCGGGGGCCAGTTGTTCCCAGCGGACCCTTCCCTCTTCGCCGGGAAACTGTCCATTGATCTCGTCCGCTTTCCGCTTGCAGTAGAGGACGATCTTGGCCTCGTCATCGACGGCCTTGGTGTACTCTTCGTCGAAGTCGAGCCCTTGCTGCGCGGCCCGCCGCCGGCCGGAGAGCAGGTGCTCCGACACGCTCAACGTGTCGGCCTGCGCATCTTTCAGCGGCTCGATGTATTTCCAGGCCGGCGGATGCCAGGCGTGCCCGAACACGTCGACCGACGTTTTCCCCCGCTCCATGGCCAGCAGTCGTCTCCGCAGCGCGGCGTCGTCGGCCGCGAACTGGCGGACCTTCCAGCGGTAGACCGGCCGGTACAAGCGGCGGATCATGTAATCCTGGATGACCGCGAACCGCATCCGGGCCTGGTCGATGGCACCGCGCCAGCCGCTGAAATTGGTTTTCGTCGGGTCGAGCAGAAACACCTGCAGCGGCAGGTCCAGGTTGATGGCGACGAACGTCAGCACCAGGGCCGCATGCTCAAAGAACTGCGGCGAAGGGATGTTCGGCGACTCCATCTTGAGCTTTTCGCCGGGCCGCGATCGCACGTCCATGCCCGGGCCGATCCCCTGGATCGTGCGGACTGTGCTGTCTTCGTTGTCGTCGGTCCGCGTGCTCCCCGTGGCCGCCTTGCTGTCGGCGTCGCGGGCCGCCAGCCGCGGGGCATCTGCATCCCATTCGATCTCCCGGATGATCGCAAAGCAGCTGGCGACCTGCTGCTGCACGAGGACCGCGAACTGGATGTCATCGTGCAAGCCCAGGGCATAGCACAAGGTGCTGAACGCGGTCACCCCGCGGCGCTGGCTGAACCGCTCCGGATCGTACACGTGGCACACCACCCGGTTGCCTTGCTTGTCCCGCGCCGGGTACTTTTCCACATCGGCCTGTGTCTTGAGCACTTCCCAGGGATCGGATTCCTTCCTGGTGCACCAGTATTCCAGCCGCTTGCCGTACGGGTCGAGCTTCACCCCGAGCAGGACGTTCTTGTCCCGCGTGCTGCTGGGCGTGCGGACGCGATGGGCTTCCACCGCCTGCAGCGTCCCCTCCTGATTGAGCAGAAACAGGCAGTCGCCGTCGAGGATCCGGCTGCGGAACGCCAGGGCGGCCAGCTCGGCAAAGCACTTTTCCCCTTCCGCGTCGCACTGATCCTCATCTTCGGACCAGGCCTTGAACCGCAGCGACAGATCGGCGTCGAGCCCGGCGTCCCCGGTCGACGTGTCGAGCGAAAAGCCCCGCTGGAAGATGTTGGCGGTGAGCCGGTTGATCCCCTGCTTGACGACCAGGTTGTCCCGGTCGAAGGCCCGGGCCCGCTCGATCATGTACAGGAATTCGGGCTCATTCCGGAAGTGGTAATCGGCCCCGCTCCCCATCCGGTGCACGCCGCGGACGCGGGGGAGAAACCGCGAGTCCTTCCCCGCCTGATAGTCGGCGCGCAAGTCGTGCCAAGCTTCGCGGTACTCTTGCGAGAGCGGCAGCACGTCGCGGGCTTGGGACTTGTAGCGGGGCATCTAATCGCGGAAATCGCTCGTCTTCTCCAGGTACACCACGCCGCCGCCCCCGGGATCCGCTCCCGCGCCGGCCGGATCGGCGACCGCCAGCCAGGCTTTCGCTTCGGCGAGCTGGGCCAGGATCAGCTGCTGATCGACTTCGGCCTCTTCCCCGCCGCTGCCGCGGCTGGCGCCGCCGTGGTTGACCCGCTTGAGCTGGTACTGGGGCGAGAGCAGCAGCCGGCAGGCGACGATGAAGTCCTTGCACTGGCTGACCGAATTGTTGACGTCGTAGCCCGCGTTGTCGGCATACGCCGCCAGCACTTCGGCCCGCGTGCTGGTCGAAGAAAGGGGCATGGCCGCCGCAATCTGCCAACTCGGCGGCCAGCGGAGAAGGCTGAACCAGCGTAACCAGAGTGGTTATCGCTGGTTAATGGCAGAATTTTCACCGCCGAGACGCGGAGCACGCAGAGGGAGGCGGGGATTCAAACCCCGCAATACGCCGGTCCTGGGCACACAACGCGATGGCCCCCGGCTTCGCCGCTGATGCGACTTTCAGGCTTTATCGATGCCGCTTTCGCGGCCCGGCCGCGTCACCTTCGCCCACTCCCTCCGCGTGCTCCGCGTCCCTGCGTGAGATTTATGGGTTCCTCTTCTCTGGCAGCGGCCATCAGATCGGGACGCAGGTAAACCGGCCTGCCGAACCTCTCGATAAGTGCCTGGAGCCGCGTCATCGCCCCAGCCGGAATCTCGCGACTGTCGATGACCAGGCCGAGCTGCCAGGGGCCGACGGTAAACACGTCCTTGACATGCGACCAATCGACCGATGCCTTAGCCACGTGCTCCACTTCCGCGTCGAAATAGTCATTGCCCGGAAACCAGCCGTCGGGAATCGCCGGCTCTCCGAGCAGCAGGAACGTGACGCCGTCAATTCCGCCCAGCATCATCCCCTCCGCGCGCTCCGCGGCCTCCGCGGTTCAAAAATCTTACGCTGGCGGCGCGAGGTTTTCCAGCAGCCACTTAAGCGCGTCGGCGTGGCTCTTGACCGGCCGCGGCAGCTCGCCCGGCATGCGGGGCTTGAGCTTGGCATTTTCGCTGGCCAAACCCTCCAACAGCTGGCTCAGCCGCGCGCGATTGTACGGCTCGTCGCGGAAGAACAGCTGCACATGGCTGACTTCCACGACCGACGTCTCGACGACGACCGGCGCAGCCAGGCGGAGCGTGGAGAGGGCAGGGGACGGGGGGCAGGGGACCGGGGACGGGGGACGGGGGGCAGACGCCGCCGCTTCCATCCCGGCCAGCGTGCCCGCCGCTTCCCGCAGCACGAGCAGCGGATCGTCCGCGGCCCGGGCCCGGTCGAGCAGCCGGGAAAATTCGTCTTCCGGCAGGTGGATCCCCAGCTCCCGGGCTTGCCGCAGCAGTTCCGACCGTGAAACTTTCGCCATCGCTGACTGACTCCCTTTGAATTACCCCGGATGAATGATGCAGCACGTCGTGGCCATCATTTGCAGCTCGAGCCACAGCTGGCCGTTCGGATCGCGCAGATGATGATCGGTGAGCTCGCCCCCCAGCGGCGCGACCCGGACGAACACCACATCCGCGGCCAGCCGCCGCGCCTCCAGGATCCGCTCCCGGTGGACGATCAGCTCCGGCCCCAACTGAATGTGCGCCGGAGGACGGACGTCATATTCCAGCATCGATTTCGCCATTACTCCCTCTCTCCCACAAAATACGCCCGGCCGTCCGGCAGCCGCAGCGGCGTGCCGACCTCCGCCGGACCATGCACCGGGGCCGCAGCCTCGAGCGTCCGCAGGCCGCAGTCCCAGGCCGCCGCCGTCGCCAGGTAGCTGGCATCCAGCAGGTGATTGGGACGGGTCCCTTCCCGCGTCCACTTGACTTGCTCCCCCTTGCCCGGCACAAACTCGGTGACTTGCTTTTCCGCCGTCCAGTGCTTGGCAATCTGGAAATGTTCCTTGGGGGCGTATTCCTTGCCGCCGAACAGGACCAGTGCCCCGGGATGCGCGGCCGCGCCCCGCTCGTAGGGGACGCTCAGGCGAGAGTGGACTTCGCTCTTCCAGTGGTCGGAGCTGATCTCGACCACCGTCGCCCGGTGCGCCGGCCGCCGTGCGAAGTGGTAGCCCTGGCCGATCTTCACGATCAGGCTGGTTTTCGTCCGCGGCTGGCTGTACCGCGTGCCGAGGAACTGCCCGGCGCCGACCCCTTGCGTCGGCCGCCAGCGGCGATTGTCCGTCAGCGGCTCGCGGATGAATTCGAAGACGGCCGTCTGCGCATACTGGCTATCGATCCAGACCGCGTCGGGGCTGCGCCGCTGGTCCGTTTCCTCTCCCCGCTCCCCCAGCACCGGAAAGCCGGCCTCCATCCGCTCGCGGAAGTCGCGGAGCGCCAGCACAATCGCCTTTTCGACCACCAGCGTATCGCCCGCCACTTCGAACACCCCGTAATCGACGACGCAGCCGGCAAACCCCTCCTGCCAGGCGATCACCACGTAATGCCCCAGCCGCTTGCCCAGGTCGACGCCGACCGTCAGGGCCAGCGTGTCGGGCGGGACATAACCCCGCTGCCAGGGACCGATCCGCGCGGCCAGGCTATGCGCATCGAGGACATACGTGTCGGTGATCGGCGGCCGGTAGGGCAGGGCCCACAGGAACTGCGACAGGTGGCGATCGGCGTTGTCTTCGTCCGGATCGCGGGCCCCCTTCCATTCCTCCGCGGCGCAGTCGCCGGCAGTCAAAAACAGGTTATTGAAGGCCGACCAGCGGAAGCCGAGGATGTCGGTCCGCGGCGGCTCGCCGACGATCCGCGGCCGCTCGGGGGGGCCTGCCGCATGCTGGCCGCGGTGGATGAGGACCGCCCGCTCGTTCATCCGCCGCCGCTGCTCGTCGCTGAAATCCTGGCCGCAGGCCGGGCAGCAGAAGGCGGCCGCCAAGCGGGCGTCGACGACCGTCTCCGCCTCCTGCCAGCCCCGCAGGTGGGGCCGCTCGGGGGTGATCCACAGCCCGCAGTGGACGCAGCAGCAGCAGATGGTGCTTTCGGTCCCCAGCTTGTGGAATCGCCAGGTGGGGAACGTCTCGATCGAGACGGTGCATTCGGTATAGATCCGCCGGCGACTGCCAAAGGCCCGCGTGCGGGCGAAGAGCTGTTCCAGCTTGTTGGCTTCCATGCTCGTTTCGCCGATCGTGCCGAACTCGTCGGTTTCCGTCACCAGCAGCACGCGGGCGGTGAACCCGGCCCGGCTCTTGTCGCTGCCGCCGGCGGACATGAACTTGAGCATCGCCCCGTTCTTGAAGTGGACGCCGTTTTTGACGCGGCCCCCTTGCGAGCCTTCCCCCCGGTCGGGCAGCAGGGCGGCATACCGCGTCCGCTCGATCGCCGGCAGGAAGTCCCGCCGCCACTTGTCGTCGGCCATGTCCATGTCGGGGATGCCGCAGATGACCGTCTCCCCGATCTCGAACAGGTGGTAGCAGGCCGGCAGGACGTGCCCCAGCAGCGACTTGCCGCTCTGCGACAGGCCGGTCAGGTTGATGTGCTGCCACTTGCCGCTATCGAGCGCCTCGAGGTACAGCCGGGCGAACGGCTGGCGGCCCGGGTTGAACTTGCGGCCCATGTAGGGCCCGGTCGGGATGACGATCTCCTGGCAGGCAAACTCCAGCATGCTCCGCAGCTTGGGGGCCCGCGCAGCGCGGACCAGCCAGCGGAACTCTTCCGCCGCGGGACTGGTCGCTGCTGGAACCGTGGCAATCATTCCGCTTCCTTGGTCATTTCCTCCCCGTACAAATCGACCGGCGCCGCCAGCAGCGCCTCGACTTCCCGCTGGAAGTCTTCCAGCGCCTCATTGAGCACGTCCAGCGCGTCGCTGCCGTGCTGCCGCTGGAGCTGTTCGCCGCAACTCCGCAGCCGGGCGGCCAGCCGGGTAAGGCCGTCGTGGATCGTGGCCCGCGGCAGCAATTGCCGCTCCATTTCCAGCCGCTCCAGCCGTGCCTGGCGGAATTTTTCCTCCCGCAGCTTCTCCAGGGCCGGCGAATCCCCTTCGCCGGGGGCCAGCTCGGGGTCGATGCCGGCGGTCCGCCGCACCAGCGGGCCGTGCTCGGCCAGGAAGTCGTGGAACCACCGCAGCACGCGGTACAGGTCGACCGTCTCCCCTTCCAGCGGCACGCCGTAGCGGCCGATGCAGTCGGCCAGCTGCTTGTGCAGCCGGCCGGAGAGGGCCACGTAATCCTTCTTGGGGACCGTGCGGTAATACCGCTGCCGGTCGGCCCGCTCCTTGTCCGCTTCGAACTTTTTGAGCGCGCTCCGCTCCTGCCGCGACAGGGGCTTTCCCGCCGCCCGCTTGGCCACCGCCGCGCGCACCAGCTCCCGGTCAAGCTGCTCGCTGATCGAGTTGGGCGGATCGTGATCATTCACACAGCGAGCCGCCACGGCATGACCCGGCGGGGAAGGGTTCAGTAAGGTCGAAGCGCGTAGACATCGCGTGATCGTCAACCACCGGCAGCGCGGGATGGGTAACGCCGAACTCCCAAGCGCACCGGCAAAAATCAAAACCGACATACTGCAGTTCGCAGTCGGCCAGAAGCGGACACCGTTCCGCAATAATCAGCCGGGCCAATCTGGCCCGCTCTTCGGCACTGGCTTGCCCCAATCGCTTCACCAGCGGATCGCGGCTCATGCCCCTGCCAGCCAGCAGGATAGCGCGCTTGGCGATTTCCGGGGCTCCGTAGTCCGTTCTGGCATTGATCCAGCTATCCATTTTTTCTCCGCGCCGCCGCGCTGGCCGGCGGAAATGGTTCACTCGTTGCGGGCGATGGAGGCATTCGCCCACATCATGCATTCTTCCAGCTTGGTCAGAGCCAGCGACAGCTCCCGCGACTGCGGGCACTTCGTAGCGAGGCTAGCCGCAAACGCCCTGGCGAGGTCGCGAATTTGCTCGTACCGCTGGGGCTGATCATCCTTTGGCTTGTGATAGGTGAATCGCTTCGCCAGATCCTCGACTACTGCGGTAGAAAGTTCGTATGTCGGCATGATCATGCTCCGTTCCTCATTGGTCATTGGGGTTTGGTCATTGGTCATTTTCCTGAGCCTCCGGCTCTTCCGCCTTGACTTCGTACTTCGTGCCCTTGGCCTTGAACCCCTCCCGCTTGAGGCGGGCCAGCAGCCGCGTCTGGTCGGCTTCTGTGGCCAGCTCCACGCTGACGCCGAAGCGGGTCAGGACCGTGGCCGGCTTGGGCGGCGGCGGCGTGCTCGTTTCCAGCTCGGCCAGCAGGAGCGTGCTGTACAAATCCGACTCCTGCCCCTCCGCCGGCCGGATCTCCGCCATGGCCAGGGCCAGCGCCGCGTCGTCCCAGGTGGACAGCTCGGCCGTCCGGTTGTCGGCGATCGCGTACCCCGTGGCCGTGTGCGGATCGTCCTCGACGCGGACCGCGGCCAGAAAAGCGTAGCCCAGCTCGCGGGCGGCCATCACCGTGCCGTTGCCCGCCAGCACGTAGCCGCTGGTCAGGTTGAAGACGACCGGCTTCCGCTGGCCGAATTTCCGCAGGCTGGCCTTGATCGACTCGATCGACTCCGCCCCGTGGGCGCGGGCGTTCTTGGGATCGAGCGTCAGCATGTCCAGCGGCAGCGCCAGCGGCCGCAGGTCTGGCGCTATGTGCGCCAGGTGCGCAGCAGCGGCCGCCAGGTCCGCCCCCTTGGCTGTGACCTTCTTCTTTCCCATGCTTCCCTACCGCAATCCGCAATCTGCCATCAAAAGGCGGCGGCCGCCCTCCCAAAAACCCGGAGGTCCTATCGCCAAAGTCCCTGGTGTTTCAGGCGGCCGCCATGTGTGCATATGGCCCGCGGGGATAAATCGGCCTCCCCGCGGGCCGCTCAAGGAGTTGTTTCCTTCCAGGCCCGGTAAAAATGCAGGACGATCAGGGCGGCGAGGACCACCAGCAGGCCCCACGCCAGCCGGTTGACCTTCTCGGGGATGGTCAGCCACTCCCACAGGGCTTGCCCCAGCTTTTTAAACAGTGGCCAGCGGTCTACGTCTTTGGCGTTTCCTTCGGGGCGTTGAAACCTTTGAGGATGTCGGCGAGCGATTCGAGGATCTGCGCCAGCTTGTCCCCGATGATCGGCGTCTCCCCCTTGGCCACTCGCGCCTTGCGGAGTTGCAGCACGACCGTCACCACCGCCGCCCCCAGCAGCAGGTAATCCATGAAGCTGCCATGACCAGTGAGCAGGTAGAACAGCAGCGTCAGCAACTTGCTGTCGGGCAGCCCCGGCGCCGGGGTCACGGGAGGGTCCGTCGCCGGACCGCCGGCCGGCCACTGCGGGTTGACCTGCGGCTGCGCGGGGGGCGTCTGGGGACCCCAGGGGAAGCCGGCCGGTCCCTGGCCGTGTGAGCCCCCCATGGCTCGCTTCTGTCCGGCGTCCGTCCGCGGCCCGCTGACCCGCTGGGCCAGCTTCGCCGGCGGCTGGAAACCGGACTCCTGGAGTTTGCGGCACCATAGCGCGACCGAGGCGGTGATCCGCCGCCGCAGATCCGGAGGCTGGCCGATTGCTTTCGCGTCCAGCCTGTCCACGACCACCGCCCGCGTGATCTTCGTCCCATCCGCCGCCTTGTCCCCCACCAGGCCGCCAAAGCTGCCGTCGCGCGGCGGCTGGATGGTCAGGATCGGGAACGGACCGGCCAGCGGGATCGCAAAATCCTTGAAGCGGAACGCTTGCGTCGGATCGTCCGCGTAGTACACGTTGAAGTGCGCCCAGGCCTGGCCCGCCACCTGGGCCGGCGGCGCGGCCACGAACGGCGAGAGATTCGCGTCGCTTTCAAAACCCTTGACGATCGCGGCCGTAGCGGGGTCCTTCGAGTGCCCCCAGACGGTCACATACCACTGCTGGGAGTCGTCTTCGGGGGGCGCCATGGCCTGGCTGAACAGCACTTCCGCGCCGTCCCGCGGCCCCGTGCCACTCAGCGTCGCGCGGTCCCCCCAGCGGGCGACTTCCGACCAGTCCACTTCGCCGGGTCGGCCGGCATCTTGTGGGAAAGCGGGCAGCGTGATCAGCAGCAGCAGCAATAGGGTTTTGATGACCGTCGCGGCATTGAGCGTGATCGTTTCCCTTGATCCATCCGGCTTGCGGCCGTGTTCGCTTTCTACGGTGAGGTTGCAGTATTCCTCACCAGCCTGAACCGATTTGACCACACAGGGAATTGTCACCCTGTCCCCGACGGCAAGCGGTTCACCAATCACATCGTGCGGCATGGCTCACTTTCCTTCCCCACCCCAACGAGTTACCACCATTGGACGTAGAGCGGCGGCATCGGCGGCGGCGGCGTGTTCAGGATCACCACCCATTGACCGCTGGCCAGATGATGCCGCTTAAATTCCTCTTCGCTGAACTCGTAGTGCTCGTCCGTGGTGCCCCCCCAGTTGTTCCGCACCTTCCACGGCTTGGAGTCGGCCGGATCGGGATTGAACCACAGCAGCGTCTGGAAGTGGGCCCGGAAACAGCCGATCGCGGCGATCCGCCCGCTCTTGGCGGCCCACTTCATCCACTGCCAGGTGTTCGAGCCGGTGACGTTGTAGCAGGGGATGCCGCGGGCGTCGCCGTAGGCTTCCACCCGCGACGGGCCGCTGCCGCCGTGGACCTGGCGGCCATAATCGCTGTCAAACAGGAGCGTCGAAGCCTGCGGCACGTTCTGCCACACGCCGCAGTTGCTGATCGAGCATTGCACGCAGGAGCCGTCGCGGTTGACGAACCAGGTCGAAACTTCCCCGGGGAGGGTGAGTTGATCCTGGGCGGCCGCGGTCGCTGCCGCGGCCAGAGAAGTGAGTAGTGCCAGGAGTCGGACCATAAAAAAACGCGGAGCGCGACTGTGCATCGCGCTCCGCGCCTCTCGTGACTTGCCGCTCTGCGGCCGCTCAGACCGTTGGTTCACCCGAAATCTATGGGTTTCCCTGTTCCGGTCAACCCCATTTCGCCCCAAGTGCCCCCCGAGCGGTCAAAAACCGCCGCTCCCCGCCTGCCCCATGCGCGCCCACTTACTTACCACGAAATTGCAGTTCTGCGCGCACAAAACCCCGCCGATCAAGCCCCTGCCGGGGGGTGGTGGCATGCGGGAAAGGACCCCGGCCGCGCGAAGCGGCCGCGGCCTGGCCGAGCTGCTGGCATTGTCTGCCATCGTCGGCCGGATCGATCCGGCGGCCTGGCCGCAAGCGCGAGCAATTGGCCGGGATGTCGGCCGCTTGGCCAGGGAAGCGGCCGAGCTCGGCCGCCTCGAAAAATTTCCGGAAATTTTTCCCGATTCGCGAAACAATCTATTGCTTTCGACGATAATACATATAGACTGAACAGCGCATGAAAGCGGCCGCCGAATGATCAGATCCGGCGGCCTGGCAAGAACTAGCCTGGAGCACGTTCAATGCCGCGGTTTATCCTACCCGATAGCGCCCCGATCCGCCAGCGCTTGCGTACCGCTAACCTGCCCGCGCTGGCCGCGGCCCGCAATCCCCTGCCCGCCGAGCTCGGCCCGTCGGCGCGGCGCTTTCGATCCTGGCCGATCGGCCGCGGCCGCGGCCGCGGCCTGGCCGCGCTGGCCGCGCTGTTGGCCGATGTTTCGGCCCGTCTTCCCCTGGCCGCGGCGCCGGCGCCGATCCGCAAACTGCCGCAATGGGCGCTGGCGGAATGCCAGCGCCAAGCGCTGCCCGCCGACATGGTCGCGGCCGCTTTCGATTATCTGGCAGCGCAGAATGAGCCGGCTCACCGTTTGCGGGAAATGCGGCAAATGGCCTGGCAGTGCCACAATGCCAATTATCCGCGCTGCTGGCCGCAGTGGCGCCGCGGTTTTCAATCGCGCTATGGCAAGCGCGTCGACGCGCACGATTACGGGGTTATACCGCGGTACGACCAACTACATGGGGAAATCAGCGCGTACTTTCAAGAATTCGCTGGCCAGGAGCACGAGTACAAATTCTGGCAAGAGCTGCTCGCGCCGCTGCCAGCGCTGATTACCGATCGCGAATTGTGGGCGCAGGCGCTGGCCGCTGTCGCTGAACATAAAGCGGCCGCGGCCGATCGGCCCGAGCTGCCGCGAGGCCAGGAGCACGATACGACGCAATTTTAACCGCGGCCGCTTGGCCGCTTTCCGTTTCCCCAACCTGGAGCACGTACCATGCAAGCTTGCAAATTGTGTGCAATGGACGGGATGGACCGACTACCCAAATTGGCCGAGCTGATCGCCAGCAAACGCGCCAGCATCGCGCAAGAAATCGAGCGCGTTAGCGCCCAATGGCAGGCGCTCGGCCGCATGGGCGCGCAGCGCTCCGATCATGCCGCGGCGCTGCTGGCCAATGTTCGGCCGCTTGTGGCCGAGCTGGCCGAATTCTGCGCCGCAGTTTGCCAGCAGATTGAGAATGCCGACTAACTCCCCTGGCCAGCTCGGCCCGGATCAGCGGGCCGAGCTTGGCCGCTTTCCCCCATTTTCCGTTTCCCCAACCTGGAGCACGTGCCATGCAATCGACCATTCCCGCCAATGCCACCAAAGCGCAGGAGCTTGAACACTTGGCCGCTTTCGTCCGCGCCTTGCCTGCCGGATCCTACTTGGCCAGCATGTTCCCCCCCGAGACGCTGGCCGAAGCGCAGCGGCTGATAACGGCCGATTTGATTCCCGACAGCCTGGCCGATAGCTGGAAAATCCGCGCGCAGCAGCAGGCCGAGACGTCGGCCGAGCTGGCCGCCGGCGCCAAGCGCCGCGAGCAGCTCCGCGCCGAGCTGGCCGATATGGAGCGCCAGCGGCGCCGCTTGGCCGATCAAATCGACGAGCTCCGCGCCGCCGCCCGCACGCTGGCCGCCCTGGCCGCGGCCTGAAAAATTCCGAAAATTTTTCCCGTTTCGCGAAACATTCTATTGCAATCGACGATATTAATAGTAGATTGACAACTCGGCCGCGGGATCAGCCGCGGCCGAGCGTAACACCCCTTCCCCTTATCCTGGAGCACGTACGATGTTAGTCCCCACGAATGAGCCCGGAATCGGACCGATCGCCCGCGCCGCTTTCCCCGACAATCGCAAACCGATCCAGGTATGCGAATTCCGCGGCCCGCAGAATGTCAATTCCTATTGGGATGGCGGATCGAAAGACGAGTACCGCTTGGTGCACTTGGTCACCGGCCAGGTATGGCACGCGCCGACTTCGCATCCCCATTTCGATCGCAAGGAAGACGGCAGCCGCTGCGGCGGCCTGGAGATTCGCGAACTCCCCGAGAATGTCGCGCTCGTCAGCGGCGGTTATTTCTGCGGCAAACCCGCCACTATCACCGTGCACCTGCGCCCCGAGAATATGGTCAAGATGTTGCCGGCGCCGCAGGAGCTCGCGCCCGACCAGCAGGCCGCCCTAAACGTAATTTGCGGGATCAAATCAAGCTACCGCGCCGCCGAATTTGAGCGGCGCCAGCTCGGCCGCTACTCTGCCGACAACCCGCACTTGGCCGCACTGGTCGCCCGCGGCTTGCTCAAAATCAACAAGGCCGGCGCCATTTCCCCGACCATCGCGGGAGAGAACGCCCGCCAGCGCTTGTATTAAACCCCTGGCCACCAGCTCGGCCCGGATCAGCGGGCCGAGCTCGGCCGCTTTCCCTTCCCCGAAACCTGGAGCACGATCGATGCGACTTCCCCAAAACTTGACGCTTGATGAAGTGATGGACGCGGCCGAATGCGACGACGGCCGCGGATTCTGCCTGCAGTGCGGCGCCGAGCACGACGGATGCGAGCCCGACGCGCGGCGCTACCCGTGCGACAACTGCGGCGCCCTGGCCGTATACGGCGCGCAAGAAATCATCATCGGCGCAATCGCTTGACCGATCCGCCGAGCTCGGCCGCGGGATCAGCGCGGCCGCTTTCCCTTCCCCCTCCCCCCCAACCTGGAGCACGTACGATGCAAACGACTACCCGCCGCCGACGCCGACGCATGACCCGCGAGGAGCGCCGCGACATGGAGCGCGACGCCCTGGCCCGCGCTCAAAACCCGATTGGCCCGCTTTCCAACTTCCCCGATATTATCATCCAGTTTGCGGCCCGCGGCATTCCCGTGGCCGAGATCCGGCCGCGGGAAAACGTATTCACCTACCACGCCTGGCGCGCACTCGGCCGCCAGGTTCGCCGCGGGGAGCACGGCGTCAAGGTGACGACCTTCGTCCCCATGCAGCGCCGCGAGCGCGATCCGAGCACTGGCGAGGAGAAAACGACCGAGACGCGGCGGCCGGCCACGGCCGTAGTGTTCCACATCACGCAAACCGACCCGGTCGCCGAGGAGCTCAACACCTAGCCGACCGTTTCCCCCGGCCGCGGCGGATCAGCGCCGCGGCCGCTTTCCCTTCCCTTCCCCCAACCTGGAGCACGTACGATGACGACGACCACGAAAAAGACGCACGTTCAGACTTGGACCGGATCAGCCCGCCTTACTGACATGGAGCATGCCGGCAAGCGCGGCAAGCGCTGCCGCACGCTGCGAATCAGCGGCGCCCCTTGGACCGATACCGGAAACGATTCCCCGCGCGATGCGGCCGCCCGCTGGACCTGGCAGCTTATGCACCGCCTGCAGAAGCTCGCGCCCGATGTCGCGACCCAGCCGCACCGCGCCCCGCGCTTTATCGTCCCGCTCCCCTTCGAGCAGGCGGCCGACATCGTCCGGCAGACAATCGAGGAGGCCCGGGCGGAGGGTGTCCCCGATGGTTATTTACAGGCCTACGATGAGGAGATTCGCGGGATTGACGCCCCGCGCCCCGTGCTGTCCGCCGGCATTGCCGGAAAATGGAGCGCCACGGCCGACGAAGACGGCTTACACTTGGCCGACCTGGCCGACGCAATGAACGAGCCGAGAATGATCAACACCCGCCAAACCGACGCAGAAGCCTACCGCTTGGCCGCGAAAGTTTGGCACTTGCTGGCCCGCGCCCGCACGATGCACGAGGCGGCCGACATCTTGACCGCGGCCGGTTGCCGCCTGCATTACTATTGCGCGATGGACTAGCCGACCGATCCCCCCGGCCGCGGCGGATCAGCGCCGCGGCCGCTGTCCCTTCCCTTCCCCATTCCCTGGAGCACGTACCATGACACGCCGAGAACGACTAGAGCGAAAACTGGAGAAGCGCCGCCAATGGGCCGATGGCCGCCGCGCCGACGCGGCCGCCAGATTCGACGCGGCCGACGCCGCTACCGCCGGGATCCCGTTCGGCCAGCCGATTCTTGTCGGCCACCATTCCGAGAAGCGGCACCGCGCCGCCCTGGACCGCTCCGATCGCAATATGGCCGCCGGCTGCGAATCGCTGCAGATGGCCGAGCATCACGAGAGCAAAGCGGCCGGTCTGGAGTCGCAGCTCGAGCGCTCCATTTTCTCCGACGACCGCGGCGCCATCGAAGCGCTGACGGAAAAGGTTCGCCAGCTCGAGGAGGAGCGCGACACCGCCAAGCGGCTTAATAGCTATTGGCGAAAACATGGCACGATGAAAGGCTGCGCCGGCATCACCGACGAGACGGCCGCCAGGCTGGACGCCGACATACCGACGCGCTACAGCTGGGAGCGCCAGCCCGTCCCCGCTTACCGCCTGCAGAATCTAGGCGCCGAGATCCGCCGCGCCAAACAGCGGATCGAAGAGATCCGCAAGCGGAACGCCCGCGCCGAGCAGGCCGAGCAGGCCGGCGGTTCGCTCGTCACCATCCGCGGGCAATGGGCCGTTGTCACGTTTGCCGAGAAGCCCGCGCGGGAAATCCTGGACGCGCTGAAAGCGGCCGGTTTCCGCTGGGGCGCCGGATCGTGGGGCGGGTATGCGGACAAACTCCCCGCCGCCGTCCGCGAGCTGGCCAGCCTGGCCGATCCGGCCGCCGAAAATTCGGCTACGCAACCTCTTGCAATCGACGATTAAACCAATACAATGAACCCCGGCCGCGGCGGATCAGCGCCGCGGCCGCTTTCCCCGCCCCCAAACCTGGAGCACGTCCCATGCTGACGACCGAGAAGAAATCGACCCGCAAGGCGGAAACGCTCCGCCATTGGCAGGAGCTCCCGCCGGCGCAGAATCCGCTGGAGCATATGCAGGCCATCGAGTACCAGGCCCGCGGCAGCCGCTACGGCGCGTGCGGGATCCGGATCGACGGCACGCCCGAATTCATCGACGCCGTACTGTCGAACTTAAAGCAGCTGCTGGCCGGCGAGAATTGCGTTACCCGCCTGGAGCTGTCGCGGGCCCGCGTGCTCCGCGAGCAGAGCGGCCCGGTCGACGGCCGCAAATTCGTCAACGCCGAGGAGCGGGCCGAATGCTGCTACATCCGCCTGCACCAGCGCGGCCGCCAGGCCCTGCCCCAGCACCAGCTGGCCGCCCGCGGCATCGCCCGCGCCCGCCCCGTGCAGCCGCCGACGATGTTTTAGCGCACCGCCACCGTCACGACCGGCCGCCGGGATCAGCCGGCGGCCCGTTTCCCTTCCCCAACCTGGAGCACACCCGATGCACGCCGAACCGTTCACCTTGACCGGCCGCCCGAAGATCAGCCGGCAGAAATTCCCGCACGACCAGCGCCGGCAGGCCGTGCTATTTTGCGGCCTGGACGACAGCCCCGGCCAGGAGAATCTCTTTCCCACCGACGGACGGGAGGAAGAGGTCAGAGAGCAGAGAGCAGAGGTCAGAGCGGAACCGGAGCCCGCCCCGCCCCTCTGCGCCTCTGCGCCTCTGCGGTTCGATCCGCCCGCCGCGCCCGTGGCCGAGCCGAAGGACATCGACCAGGCCGAGCCCGGCGACTTGATCCAGGCCGCCACGCGCAACCCCTGGGGACGCATCGAGCCCGCCTGGCTGCTGTTTATGAAGATGCTGCCGCGGGCCGACGCCCGCCGCATCGCCCGCGAGGAAGGCGGCCGCGCGGTCTGCTACGACCACGCCCGCCAGCGCTTCGCCGTGCTCGTCCCGCAAATCGAAGAATGACCAATGACCAAATCCCAATGACCAAAAGGGGCACCAACCATGTATAGAAAGTGCCAACCCTGCGGCGGACGCGGTTACTTTGGCCGCGAGGATTGCGAATCATGCCACGGCAACGGCTTTCACTACACCCCGCCCAAGCAGCCGCTCGAATGGATTGATGACCGTTGGCATTGCCAGGGCGAAGGCATCCACGCCGGCAGTGGCCTGGAGCTTCAAGGGACCGATGGAGAATGGTTCCACGTCAGGATCGAATCCGCAGACTGTGGCCGCAAGCTGATCGCGTTCGCGAGCGTTCACGGCCAGACGTTCACACGAGCCATTGACCCGAAGTGCGACGAACTCCGCTGGCCGCGATAAGCCCAGCAACTGCCCATCACACGGAGGACCGCCATGCCACGGAAAAAACCCCCAATCCCCAATCCCCAATCCCCAGCGCTCCACACCACGAAGACCGCCGCCGCCTTGCTCGACTGCAGCCCGGCCACTGTCTGGCGCCATGCCAAGCGCCTGCAGCTCGGCCAGATGCTCGGCCAGGGGAAGGCCACCGGCACGCTGCTGTTATCGCCGGCCGACGTCGAGGCGATCCGCCCGCACGTCGGCCAGCGCCCCGGCGTCGGCGGCGGCAATCCCGACTTTGCCGACGGCACGGCCAGCCGCCGCTTCTGGCGCAGCAAAGCAGGCCGCGCCCTCCGCAAAAAGATGCGCGGCAACCAGCGGGCGGCCGGGAAGAGGGAGAGAGCAGAGGGCAGAGGTCAGAGGTCAGATTGACCGGAGGGCCGGTCGACGTTGGACGTTGGACGTTGGACCTTGGACGGCCCCGGCCGTTCTAGTTCGCAGCGGACGACCGGCACATGCGGCGGCGCGTCGATCGCCAGCCGCACGCCCCCCCGGCCGTGCCGCTGGATCGTCACGACCGCTTCACCGATCCGCACCGACTCCCCAATTTGCCGCCCAATGACCAGCATGGTTTGTTCCTCCCTGAACCCTGAACCCTATCCCCGCCCCGCCACGTGTTCGATCGGCACCACTTCCACGGCGCCGCCGGCCAGCTCCAGATGGCAGACGACCCGGCCATCGCGGGCCACGTGCGCTTCCTGCAGCAGCTCGGCCGGCCGACCCTGGCCGCGGCTGAAATCGGCCAGGTAGACCACCGCCGCCCCGACGCGGAACTGCCGGTTGAACGACCGCGCCCGGCCGCGGGCGGCCGCCGCCGGATCCTCGCGCTGCCAATCGGGGTTGAATTTTTCCTTCCCCGGATTCTCCCGCGAACCCTGAACCCTCAGCTTTGGACTTTGAACTTTGGACTGTGGACCCTCCCCCAGCGGCTTGAGCGGCACGTCCGGCGGCTCGGGCAGCAGCGCCCCGCCGGCCCGCGCCCGCAACTGGCCGCACAGCCGTTCCAGCGCCCGGATCATCACCGGCCCGCAGCTGTCGAGGTTCAGCCGCCACAGGACCGCCTCCAGCGCCAGCAACTGCCCGACCGTCAGCACGCCGGCCCGCTCCAGGAGGTTGCGCGTCCGCTGGTTGAGCTCGGCCAGCCGCCCCAGCGAGGCGGCCACCAGCGCCCGGCCCGCCAGCGGCCGCCGATCGTCGGACCAGGTCGCAAACACTTCGCGGATGGCGATATGGCACATGGCCTGGCTGCCGCGGAAGGCATGGATCAGCACCCGCCGCGCCAGCATTTCGGCCCGTTCCAGGGGCAGGCCACTGCTCACATCATGCATCCACTGATCCGGCGTGCAGCCGTCGCCATCGTGCGCTAGCTCAATCCCCGCCAGCTCCGCCGCCCGCTCGGCCACCTGCCCGCGGACCGCCGCCAGCTCCGCCGCCAGCGCGTCCCGCTCCAGGCGCATGGCCGCCAGCTCCGCCGCGGCATCGGCCGGTGAGTGGTGAGTGGTGAGTGGTGAGTGGCTGGTCACACGCGCTCCAGCATTAAAAGTCCGCCCTTGGTTCGTCCGCAGCGTCGCCAGCCGGCAGCCAGGAAACAAAATCCGGGATTCGTGCTCCGCACGCGCGCCGGATCGACATAGGTGTAATGCCTTTCACCAGGCCAGAGGCAATCAGCAATCGCATCCGCCTGTCGAATGAGTTCCGAGCTGCGATGCGCTCCCTCATTCCGGAACGCGGCGCAGTTGATTCCCGTTTGCCCCGAGGCGTCGCGGAACTTTCTCCAGACAAAGAAGGCGCACGCGCCGGCCGTGCGCAGGACGAGCTTTTCGCCGCCGGCCATCGCGGTATCGATAGGCGGAATAGTGTCGCTCATAAAGTGCCAGGCAACTGGCGTCTCCGTCCCGAGTGACCCACCACAGCGGTTCCATTTCTCCGCGTCTCCGCGGTTCGCCCCTTGACCCGTCTCGACTTACCGACCACCGCGCTCCAGATGCAGGATCCGCTGGCGGTCGAGCCATTCCAGCCACAGCACATATTGCCGGATCTTCTTTTCCCCAAACATGCTCGCGCTGGAGCCATCAATCGAGTCGCATCCCATGAGTTGGGCCCGCCGCATGCGGCGCAAACTGTTGACCCGCCCCATATGCCGCCACTTGCCCCGATCTTTCGCCGCCTTGGCCAGATCGTGAGCTGCATCCGACAGCTTCCACTCCGTGCTGCCGCCGATAAACAAGCAGGAGAAATCATCCCAGGGGATCGGCAGGTATTCGAGCCCGTCCTGCGCCACGAGCGCCACCGGCAAGCCGAGCGCCCGCATTGCCGGCTGCCAATCGCGAAACCAACGGAGCGTGTCGGCCGCATTCCCGACGACGTCGGGACAGGCGACCCACAGCAGCCAGGGCTTCCCCGCGACACGCTCGCACATCCGCCAAAACGATTGCGGCTTAAAACCCGCATAGGCGCCGTTGTCGCAGGCCCACGGGAGACCGCTTTTCACGATCCGATCAACGCTATTCCAGTTGGCCGGCGTCAGCAGGTGGCCGACGCGGCGCGGGGACTCTGCGCCAACCGCCGCCATCGTTTTGGTTGTCCCACTCACCAGCAAGATCATCCTTTCCCGCTAAAACCGCGGCCCCCCGACAAATCGTTTTTGCCCCAGCTCCCGCAGCGGCTGCAAATACCGCTCGGGATACCCGCTCTTGCGGATCTGCGCCAGCACCAGCTCCGTGGGGACGGCGAACAGCCCCTGGCCGCCGCGCCAGGCGATCGGCTGGTCGAACGCATGCCGCCGGCCGAGCATCCAGCCCACTGGCCCCTCGCAGTGCACGTGCTCGTCCAGGCTCACTCCCAGCCGCTCGTACTTGGCCTTGAACTGCCGCGGGCACTCCAGGATCAGGCCGTCGCGGCGCATCGGGCGGATGCAGTCTTCCAGCCAGGCGATGCCGATCACCGCCCCGAACACCAGGTCCCCCAGGTGCTCCGGCGGCCAGCCGCTGCCGCCGAGCCACTGCCGGCTCTGGCCGGCATGGATCAGCAGCGGCCCCCGGTAGGCCGTGGCCCAGGTCCGGTTTTCGCACAGCTTCTGCACCTGCCCGGCGGGCAGCCGCGCCTGCGGGGTGATGATCAGGTGCGCGTAGGGCTGGCAAATGGTGAGCGCGAGCATGTTCATGGTTCAGGGTTCAGGGTTCAGGGGCGGAGCTTCGGCAGGCAGGGCCCGCTTCCCGTCCAGGATGTCCCGGGCGATGCGGACCAGCTCCGCGTCGCGGATCTGCCGGCGGTACATCCACACCTTGGTCCACAGCAGCTGCCGCTGCTTGCCGGTCAAGGCGCCGCCGTGCGGCAGCCGCGCCTCCGCCCCCATCCCGCGGGAAAACCGCTTGTCAAAACTCCCCGGCAGGTAATTCACCCGGGGGAACTCGATCGCCAGGCAGGCCCGACGCTCCAGCGCCGTCATCGGTGTTCGCGAGGGATGGTCAGCCATCGAACAGCGCTCCCTGCTTCTCCAGCGGCGCCGCGGGCCGCGGCGGCAACCAGCGGACCGCATTGCCGCCCCGGTCGCGCTCCACATCGCCGCCGGCCACCAGCCGACCGATCGCTTCCTTGAGCAGCCGGCGGAAATGCCGCTTGGTGTCGATCGCCAGGCCCCAGGTCTGCGGGCAGATCCGCGCCAGGAGCTCAAGTTGCTCGAGCAGTTCCTCAAAGGGGACAAGCCCCCCCTCTCCGCGGAGATACGTCAGCACCAGCATGTCGAGTCGCTCAGCCACGGGCGGGTTCCTCGTCTGTGAATAGCTGCCCCTGCCCATCCATCCGCGCACTCCGCGTCCTCCGCGGTTGTTTCTGCCGCGCAAACCGCGGCGGCTTGGCAATCCGCTCCCGGGCCAGCTCCGCGTAAGCCTCCGACAGCTCGCAGCCGATCCAGTCGCGGCCCAGGGCCCGGGCCACCTGCGCCGTCGTGCCGCTGCCGAGGAACGGATCGAGGACCAGTGATTTAACCGCGGAGGACGCGGAGGACGCGGAGAGGCAAGAACAGGTCGGCCAGTGGTCGATGACGCTCGACACGGCCACATGCCGCTGGGGATCGCGGTTGCCGTAGTTGAGCGTCGAATGCTGCCAGTTGGTCCCCGGGTCGATGTCGGTCCGCTGCGCGTGGGCCGCCAGGATCTTGCAGTCTTCCCCTGGCCGCGTGGCGACGCGCTCGCTTTCGACGACCGGGGCGAACGGGGCGCCGCACGCTCCGCAGCAGCGCTCGCTCGTCCCCGCCAGGAGGCACCGCCGCGGCAGCTCCGAGGGGAACGTGGCGAAATGGGCCTGCTTGTACGGCTCGTTAGACAGTTCGACAACCGTCGAATCCGCGTAGACGTTCAGAAACCTCTTGCACCAGGCAACATCGTCGCTGGTGAACAGATGCCGCCAGAAGGAGCGGGGATTGCGCGTCTTGCTGATCTTGCGGAATGGCTCCTTGCCCGGCTCGAGGTTCTTGCCGTTGAACTCTCCGCGGATATGGCTCGATCGCTTCGGCTGGCCGTCTTTACAGTCCGCCGGATGCTGGCTCGACATTTCCTGCACCGCGTCACCATCGCAGAAATACTCGGCCGACTTGGAGAGCAGGAACACGTATTCATGCCCGGTCGTCGGCCGCCACCGCCCGCGGCGGAGGACCCAGCCGCCCGTCGCCTTGCACTTGTCGCAGCCGGGGCAGGGGGCCCACTTGGCCGCCTTCGGTGACGCCACGCGGCCGCCGGACGTGCCGTACCAATTCTCCGCGTCTCCCACTCGCTTCCTCTCCCCCTCTGGATCCGTTTGCGACGGATGATCTCCATTCCATCCCGCTCCCGCCACCTTCACCCGGCAGCGGCGCCATTGCCAGCCGCGGACGCTTTCCGGCATGGGGGAGCGCTTGGCCCAGACGATCGTCGATCGCCAGTACCAGCCATCCGCCTGCAGGGCCGCCGCCACCCGATGGGGCATGTTCAGCAGGTCGCCAGGTTTAATCCCCGACGTCACCCGGCGCCGGCCGATCGGCTCGCCATGCAGCTCCGCGGGATGCCTGCCCGTGGTCGCTCCGCCCCACTTTGTATCGTCGCAGTAGGTATCCCCCAAATTCAGCCACAGCGTGCCGTCGTCGCGGAGAGCGTCGCGGACCAGGCGGAAGACGTCCACCATCGTCTGAACGAACGCTTCCGGCGTCGGCTCGCTGCCGATCTCCAGGGCCTTGAGGGGATGATCCTGCGGCAGATAGCTCCGCAGCCCCCAGTAGGGCGGACTGGTAACGCACGTCTGCACGCTCCGCGGGGGAATCTCCCGCAGGGTCTGCCGCACGTCGCCAATCAGGATCGTGTTACGCATCACCACTCACCTATCCCACCAGCTGCTCAAACGTGCCCAGGAACGAGTGATACGCCGTCTCCCGGTCCCAGGGGCGGATCGTCCCGGCCAGCGGCGGCGGCAGCTCGTCGTCGCCGGTTCCACGATGATTGCCCCCCGCCATCAGGTCCCGCAGCTACGTCGCCAG